CCTACCTTTGATCCAATCAGAATTCTTGAACAAACGCTTCCAGATAGCTTTTCCTTGATACATGGGGCACTCCTCTGGGTTTTGTTTATTTATAAACGAATGCTAGAGAAATCTCGACTTGCCTTTCTTGTAATACTTTCTACTTCAATGTTGCCAGAATCGTGGATATTTCTTTGTGCAGATTCTTCCAGATCATACAAACGCATCTTTGCTCGATCTACACCAATCAAAAATCTTTTGTAAGCAGACGGGTCGTTATATCTATTCTTCAATTGTTTCACCATCAATTGACCCATCTTCTCCAGTTCTTCTGTACTAATAAGAGCAAACATAAAGTCAGCAGTTGCAGGCAATCCAAACGATTCAGACGTGTCGGTCAGTTCAACATCAGTGTTACCATAACCACCTCGAGTCGTTTGTGTTGCTGATACGATGGGCAGATTATACTCAACCGCAAGGCCTCGCAATTCTTCTGCAATTGCCTTGACCATTGTGTAACTATTGACGTTTGAACTTGGCTTGAATCTTGCACTGGAACAAATGTTCAAGTAATCAATAAAAATAATATCAGGTTTGAAGTTACGCTTCAAACTAAGTTCATTCAACAGAGCCTTAAAATGTCCCACATGTGCTGATGCAGTTGGATATTCTTTGATGATGAGCTTGCCTTGGGTCTTTGTCAAAATCTTCTTGACACGATTTTCAAAAGTTTGTTTTGGAATGTCTTTCAATTCGTCGATTGGTGTATCCATAAGATTTGCATCGATACGTTCTGCAATTCTTTCTTCTGCCATCTCTAACGTAATGTACAATACGTTCTTATTTTGTTGCAGACATGATGCTGCAACATGACACATAAACAACGACTTGCCCACACCTGTTCCTGCAAGTGCAACGTTTAATGTCTTTCGAGGCAATCCATCCTTTGTGATTAAATTGAAATGATGCAAGTCAAAAGGAATTCGATCTTCTACACGATTATAAAATTCATATCGGTTAAGAGCATCATCAATATAGTCATGACCAACAGATGTATCGAAGCACACCCCTAATGCTTCTTGCAACAGTGTCGGAATACCATCCTTCGAATGAATTTTATCTCGACCATCAAGAATACTAATTGATGTTACGATTGCATTGTACACTGCTCGATCTTTGCAATACTTTTCTGTTTCATTGACCACCCAGTCAATATTTGTTTCTTCCTTTACGAAGGAATCAACAATCGCCATAACTTCTGAAAAGGTATCTTCAGGAATGTCTTTATCATTATGAAAAGCAATTTGCAACGCTTCACGCGAGGGGAGCGTGTTGTAAGTGTTGATAAAATCTGAAATATGTTTATAAACTATCTTAGTGTTTACTTCACTGAAGTATTCTTGTTTAAGAAAGGGAAATACCTTTCTCATGTACTCATCATTGTACATGAGATTGCTAAGGATAGTATTTTCTATTGTCATTTTTCCTCTTTATGCAATTGAACAGCTTCTGCAATTATATCAGAAATAATCAATTGCATCAGTTCAAAAAATTCATTTGTTTTATAATCTTTTTCTAACAAACCTTCAGCCAAATTAACCATATGATAATCGACTAACAGTTCTTCTGAATCCTTGTCTTTAAATTCAATGTTTTCGATTTGAATGACTGTATCTTTAAACTTCCCATCAGCAATTTCAATACCCCACTTCCCATCAACTGCCCACGGCAGGTACATTTCTTTAATTTGCATTTCCATACTCCTCCTCAATGTCATGAGTAGACATATCCGACATAATACTATTTGCTGATACGCGGTATTTGTTCTCAACAAAGTCGCTAAATTGTTTACTCGTTAGAATAGGCAACCAGAAGTCTTTATTGTTTGTATCGGCAAGGCGATATTTTTTATCTTCTCCTGCACGTGAATACCATCCGTTAGAAGGTTTTACTACAAATCCTCCGTCAAGTGCAACATCAAGCAATCCCGACCACTTACTAATACCGCCTTCAAATGATACTTCAACAGGGAGTTTTGATTTCTCGCGCACGTAACGCGACTTTTCAACATTGATGATAAAGTTGTATCCTGTCAAATCAGTGCCGTCTTTCTCTTGTTGACGACCAATGATAAAAATGTTATCAGCCGAATAGTAAACACCTGTACCTCCTGACACAACATCTTTCGGATACAACCCAATCTCTTTGTAAGTATGATTGACAACAACCATCGGAATATCCTTAATGGTAAGGTGAGGTGTAATCATTCTAAACAAAGATTTCATTTGTTTTGCGCGACTCATATCCGCAACTGACTTGCCTTCAAGCGCATCTTCGACTTCTTTTTTCGAAGCAAGGTTACCTACAGAGTCAACAATAATGATGATATGGTCGCCCCGACCAATGTTGCTAAGCTGAGCCATAGCGTCATGTTTAAGCTGCTCAATGTCGGTGATGGGTGTGTGGACGACTCGATTAGTGTCAATACCAAAACTATCGAAATAAGATTGAGGACTACCGAACTCAGAATCGTAAAATAGAACAACACTATCATCGTACTTATCCAAATATGATTTTGCCAGCATGAGAGCAAATGCGGTTTTAAAATGTTTTGACGGGCCTGCAAAGACAGTCAATCCAGGAGTAAGGCCTCCCGTCAAACTACCCGACAAAGCTACGTTTAGAATAGGCACAGGTGTCTGAATCATATCTTTCTTATTGAAAAATTTTGATTCAGACAGAGTAGCAGTTTCTTTGATGGTGCTATTCTTTTTAAGTTTTTCTAGAAGTGACATAGGTTTCCTTTAATCAAATAAACTTGCCAGGGATGCTTGTGGTTTTGCACTCCATCCCATACCTTCAATGATTGCATTAAGTGGTTCAATAAATGACTTCTCGAACATTGTATTATAGTCAACAAATTTTGTCAATCCCAATTCATCAGGCAACTGTCCAATGAAGGCAATGCAGTTCTCTGAGATAGGATTGGGTTCAACAAGGTATAGGAACTTGATCTTCTCGCCTTCTTGGATTAGTTCAAATTTCTTTTCAAGATTTTTCTTTTTAACATGAAAGTTATACAACAAACTTCCTCGCACATGCATCGGTGTTGCACTTTTGTAAATGTTGGCATTGTCTGAATATTTTGCCAAACCCTTTACACCTCGAGGAAAGGCAATCTCATGTGGTTTAAGAGTTTTGAATTTACTTTCTGTGTCATCGATGAATTTGTGTAGCTCCCCCTCTGTTGATGTGAGGGCAAGACGAACTGCTTCGCGCAAGGATTCACGAACAGGTTCTGGTGTTGATGACTTGACAATCTCTAATCCCATTACTTTTAGTTTAGGATCTTTATATCGCACACCTTCATTATCATAAACGTTTAGCGCATACCTTTTCTTAGCAACCCAGATCCCGCGGTCACTGATTGCCTCGCGCTTGAATATAATTTTCCTTTGGAATGCGTTTGTATAATCACCGATACCATCACATGCTTTGTTAATAACTTTAACAATCTTGTCTTCGCAAATTTTATCGAGGATCTCAATGATCTTGTCCTTCGGTTGCCCAGCATAGAATTTCCTTACAAGAGGATCAAGAGTAATATAACAGCTATCAGTGTCACTATAGAATGCATAATCAAACTTCTCAGTCCCACAAATTTTATTTAAGTATTCATTCAATGCAATTCCAACTCGTTGAATGATGTATTGTCCTGTAATTGTAATACCTTCAGCAATTCGATCATCGTAAAACCTAAAATATTCGTTACCCCATGCACCGAACAATGAATTCAACTGAATCTTTCTTGCCATCTGAAAGTTGTTGAACTTAGAAATTTCTTTCTGATACTTTTTGTCTTTTGTTTCTTCGTATTGCTTTTGTGCTGCAATCATCAACTTCTTATATCGTTGACGGTCATCAAATAACTTTTGAACGATCTCAGGAAACATGCCTTGACGATCTCGTTTGTAAAAGTATCCATTTGCTGCCATTGTTAGATCAACATCAACTGTCTCGTTTGAAATATCGAAAACATGATTGATCATACCTTCAATGGTTGTGTCATATGAATGATTGGGAACCATTGTCTCAGGAGACATGTTGTATTGCATAATGATTGAAGGATACAGTGAAGTTGCATCAAAAGACACAACCCAATCGTATTTACCTGGGACAGGTTCTTTGACAAAGGCGCCAATGATTTGTCTGCCGCGGCGTGATTCGTCTCGTTGATGAACGATAACTTTCTTGTTCCACAAGTGATTGTAAATGATACAATCCCAAGTGCGTACTGCTGAGAATACGTCTGCATAATTACACTTTGCATCATACGCCATCGTAATGATGAGTTCAACTAGTCGCATCTTATCTTCAAGCTGGTCGACCAGTTCAGTGTCGATTACGTTGTAATCAACAAACATTTGCCAGTCATTTGTGTAGAACTCTCGAAACGTATCATAAGGGTTCTCAAGTTTCTGTTTACCTAGTTCAACCTTTGCGATATAGTCGAGTTTGTAGGACTCTTGTGCTGAATAGGTAAATTTTTTATACAAATCAATGTAATCAAGAATAGCAACACCAAGAATATCAAACGCAAGGATTTCCTTTCCTGCCCTCTCAAAGGATTTGTCATTAATCACATTCCATGGTGATAGACGGCGTGTCATCTCAACACCAAGGACCTTTTCCATTCGACGAATAAGATAAGGAACGTCAAAGGTATCGATATTCCAACCCGTCAAAATATTTGGGTAATCCTTTTGCCAAAATAGCAAAAACTTACTCAATAGATCATACTCATCCTTGCACTTTGCATAGATGTGGTTGGGTTTGTTGCCCACATAATCACCACATCCGAATGTTATGATCTCTTTAGTGACTGAGTTTTGTATACTTATGAGAAGAACAGATTCGATGGGATTGTTTACATTCGGGAATCCGTGTTCTGAAGATGTCTCAATGTCGATTGAGTAGATACGAATATTGGAAATATCAAACTGTATTTCACCTGAGTAGTTTTCGGTGATATACTGATAGGCAAAATTCTTGTTGCCAAAAATCTCAAAATTTTCTACATCGCTGTATTTGCTAATGAATTCTTTTGCGTCATTGATATCCGTGAACTGAATAGGTTCAAGGTTGTCACCAAAGACAGAAAGATATTCATCGTGCGATTTCTTTGACTTGACAAATAGTTTTGGTGCAAAAGGAATCTTTGCCTGTGTATGATACCCGTTATCTACACCTCGAAACAGAATACGATTACCATATTGAATAACACTTGTGTAGAATTTAGACATAGTATCCTTTTTATGGTAGGCGCGGTTGGGTTCGAACCAACGACCAATGGATTATGAGTCCACTGCTCTGACCGACTGAGCTACACGCCCTTAACTTGGTGCCAGTGACCGGACTCGAACCGGTACGCATTTGTGTGCGGCGGATTTTCTTACCACTATAGTTTTCACTACCTGCTCACGCAGTTTGTGGTCTGGACTATACCTTCACCATTGCTCTCACTTATTGCTCTCACTTTAGGTGCCTGCCGTCTAGTCTCTACACCTTCCCTTTCGGGCTTGGCTCGGTATTAGCATTTTACAGCTTTCACCGAATTTGACAGGTTCTACTTCTACCGTTTCCAGTAGAGCACTCAAATTGTCTATAAGTCCGCTGGGTCTACCTATTCCCCCACACTGGCAAATCACGTAATACACCAATTATAATACCTGCCGCAGGAATTAACAACAAAGAAAGTGCAAAGAAAAAACTTAATGTGAGTAGCAGGTATATAATCTTTTTTATCATGAAAGTTTAATAAGTGTCAATACCACTAGTGCGGTTTACTGAGTTGATGCCAATGCCCGAAGTGATTTTAGATGGGCAATCACCTCTGCTACAAACATAACCTTGCACGCTATCAAGATGACACACAGCACATTTATTACGCCATGATGATACGGGTTTAATATCCTCAATAGACAAAGGTTTAATAGTTCGAATCATCCCGTCCTTATTCAGCTCAGACACAAGATAGTCAAAAAGAATTTTTCTAACATCATGTGCTTTACACCCTTCAATAATAGAAACAAGTTTTGCAATATCATCAATTGTCATTTTTTATCTTCCTCTTTTGAATGTTCATCGCAAGCAGTATAGAACCAATATTTACCTCGAAATTTTCCTAAATTACCACAAGCCTCGCAGGTAATTGCACTCATCGCTTCAGCCATTCGAACCATGCCATCGATTGTTTCATCACCACCATCATAGTAGAACCGAAGTGTACTGTACTTCTCTTTAACTTGTGTTACCGTAACTTGTGGTATATATTCAAACACCATTTGTTGATCAATCTGACCCTCGGGGTCAGCTTCTTTGTTTCGCTCAATAATTCGTTTATTAAATTCTACACGGTAATCAATATATGATTGAATCTGGTAGCAGAGTGTATCGAGGAGAGGGATCCAGCCATCTCCACATTCAACACCAAACATACAAAACGGTTCAAGCTCATGACCCTCCCGAACTTGAAAGATCAAAGGGTATTTTTGAATCAGTTCAGTCATTGTCATATTTTGGCTCCTTAATAGCAGGCTTTCTTCGCAGGAATTCTGAGAGTTTAATTGACCATTGCCAATAAACATGCCTCACACCAATCGTAATTCGCAGGTAAGGTAGAATAGCACCGACATAGACTTCATTCGGTGCAATACCAGCATCAACACCGAGAGAAAAGTGTTCCATCGACCAAACATTAAATAGTAACCAATGAACACTCCAATTGTTTGAGTTCCACTCATCACCTTCTCGATAGTGCCACCGAGGCACCAATGGGCATACATCATTACACCACCATTTATGCAGTGGATAATGTTCCCACCATTCTTTATCTCTACAAGGTCTTTCTTCACTCATCATGGTGCTCCATGTTGTTTCTTCAGATTTTTAATTTCTTGCTTGAGTTTATGATTTTCAAGTTTAACCCAACCTAAATCATCCTGCATCTTTCGCATTTGTTCAGCAAAGTCACGATCAGCAGGTGTTAGGTTTTCTTCTGGTGTGATAATGAACTTACCTGCGTCCCAGTCAAATCCCATACCAATGTGTTTAATCTTAACTGTAGGATGAGCACCTACAGTAGAGTATGGAAGTTTAATTTGAATTACAACTTCTGGATCTTCACGCATCATACGTTCTTCATTGTGATGAGCATTCACCAATCGGTGCAGTTCACTTAGTTTCATTATTTACTCCAAAATGTTTAGCAATTCTTGCAGCAGCAGTATCAGCACCATAAATCATATCAGCATTTACACCACGCGAATCAGCCACAGAATGGGCTTGTTCAATGCATTCTTGCACAATTAACATGGCGAACTTATCAGTATTCAAATGATTGGTTTGATGATCCCAACATTGTTTTTCAAGTTCTCTCATTCGTTCGTTCATCGCTTTCCCCAAAGAAATCGCAGAGTCAACCCATCAACAAAATTCCTCTTGAATCGTGTTTCGGGTGCCCAGACAACATA